CAGGTCAAGTAGCTATGGCTCAGTCAATAATGATTAGTATGGCAGTAGCAGCTGGAACAAATACTTACAACGTAGGTGTAATACCTAAGAATTCACAAATAGTAGAAGTACTAATGCGTTTTGCAATAGCCAGTGACGCAGGAACTAGTGCGACTATGTCGGTTGGTAAAACTGATTCAGGTGGAGCAACAGCAGCTTTTTATACTGCGGCTCAAAATGCTAAAGCTGCGGCAGATCACACACAACAAAGTTCGGCCTTTGATAATATGGATCGTGTTACTGAAGATACGCAAGTAACTGCTACTCTTATAACAGTAGGAACAACATCAACTACAGGTCAAGCGACTGTAACAGTTACGTATATTCAAGCAAATAATTTGACAGATGTGGCACCAAATATTTAAAAACAATAAAATAATAGAGGAAAAAAATAATGGCAAAAAATAGTCTTTACGGAAATATAGATGCTAAAAGAAAAAGAATCAAAGCTGGTTCAGGAGAAAAAATGGCAAAAGCTGGAGACAAAGGTCGACCAACAAAAGCTAATTTTATAGCAGCAGCTAAGACTGCTAAAAAATAATAATTATGAAAATGCCTAATACAAAATATGACGGAAGTTATATTAAAGGTAATCTAGGTGGAACTAAAGTATCTAATTCTAGTTCAAAAAAATATTACGGAAACATGATCGACGCTCCTGGCTTTGCTAGAGGTGGAGATGTAATGCCAAAAAGAAATAAAAAAAACTTTAGATCTACAAAGTCTGGAGCAGGTATGACCCAAGCCGGTGTCAATGCCTACAAAAAAGCAAATCCCGGCTCTAAACTAAAAACAGCTGTGACTGGTAAAGTGAAAAAAGGGTCCGCTGCCGCTAATAGAAGAAAATCATACTGTGCAAGAAGTGCCGGTCAAATGCGCGACTTTCCTAAAGCTGCAAACGATCCCGATTCTAGACTACGTCAAGCTAGAAAAAGGTGGAAATGTTAATTGAAGCACTAGAAAAAAGATACGAAGCACAAATCTCAGAAGCAGAAGCAACATTAGGAATATATCTAAATCATTCGGTAGGTATTGGAGAGCATCCTCAACACCTTAATGAAATGGACAAACTAATAGAACAAATAGCAACCGCTAAAGAAAAACTTGAAATACTAGAAGACTTTGGGGGAGAAGAATAATGGACGATCTACAAGCGTTACAAAAAATACAAAAACTTTTGAAAGCAGATTTAGAATCTGTTTCAACTGTATTAATATCAGGAGGGGTTGACAAAATAGATAATTACAAGTATCTAGTAGGTCAAGCTTTTACAATAAAAAGAACATTACAGGAAATCTCTAACCTGCTACAACCTAAGGAGCAAAAAAATGAGCAAGGAACAGTTATCGACATCGGAGACGCAAGAATCCGGCCAAATACCAAAAATTAAATTAGCCTTACAGGAAAAATACGAAAAAGAAGCTGAGAAAATAAAGATAAAAGAATCTTTAGAACCAGAAGCTTTACGTCCTGAAACTATGGCACAAGATACCATTGATGAGTTACCACAACCATCTGGTTATAGAATTTTAGTTTTACCTTTTACACCAAAAGAAAAAAGTAAAGGTGGAATATTATTTTCCCAAGAAACTTTAGATAAAGCAAGAATAGCTACAACATGTGGTTATGTTTTAAAGATGGGAGATTTAGCGTACCAAGATAAAGATAAGTTTAAAGAACCTTGGTGCAAAAAAGGAGATTGGGTTATCTTTGCTCGTTATGCGGGTTCAAGATTACCGATTGAAGGTGGAGAAGTGCGAATACTTAATGATGATGAAGTGATAGGGACTATAAAAGATCCTGAATCAGTTCTTCATGTAATATAAACCATAGGAAGGAACTATGCCAGAAATAGATGAAATAAAAAAAGATCTAGTTGATGTAGGCGAAGAAGAAGGTGCTGAAATTAATTTAGATGAAAAAGGTAACCCTGAAAAACCAGAAGTTATCCAAGAAGAAGAAATAGAAGTTGAACAGGTTAAAGAAGAACCTGTTAAAGTTAAAGTAGAAGAAAAAAAAGAAGAACTAGAACAGTATAGTGAAGGAGTTCAAAAAAGAATTGCTAAACTAACTCGTAAAATGCGAGAAGCAGAAAGACAAAGAGAAGAAGCTTTGACTTATGCTAGATCTGTTAAAATTGAAAAAGAAGCAGCAGTTAAGAAATTATCTAAATTAGATAAATCTTATGTTTCTGAATTTGAAAAAAGAGTAACAACAAATATGTCTGCAGCAAGACAAGCACTTAAAGTTGCTATTGAAGCTGGAGATGTAGATGCGCAAGTATCAGCACAAGAACAACTTGCACTTTTAAGTTCTGAATCTGCACAACTAGGTAAATTAAAAACTATTGAAGCAGAAGAAGCAGAGGTATCTAAAAAAGTTAACATAACTCCTCAACAAGCTAGACAACCTAATAACTATAATAATGTTCCAACTGATGCAAAAGCAGAAGATTGGGCATCTAAAAATAGTTGGTTTGGTAATGATTCAGCTATGACTTATACAGCTTTTGATATACATAAAAAACTTGTAGAAGAAGAAGGTTATGACCCTAAATCTGACGATTACTATGTAGAAGTTGATAAAAGAATAAGAATTGACTTTCCACATAAATTTGGTAAGATGGAAGAAAATACTACAGAAAGAGCAAAACCTGCTCAAACAGTAGCTTCAGCTAAACGTTCAGCTTCAACAGGACGCAAAAAAACTGTGACCCTCTCGCCATCACAGGTAGCAATTGCTAAAAGATTAGGCGTGCCGCTAGAAGATTATGCAAAACAAAAACAACTCACGGAAGGAGAATAAGCATATGGAAAATGATAAAATAAAAACTTCACGTGCGAGCCAAACAAGAGAAAAAACAGAGGTTAAAAAACCTTGGGCTCCACCCTCATCACTCGATGCACCACCTGCGCCTGACGGATACCGTCACCAATGGTTAAGAGCAGAAACTATGGGTTTTCAAGATACAAAAAACATAGCCGCTCAATTGAGATCTGGATTTGAATTAGTGAGAGCTGATCAATACCCGGAACAAAATTACCCAGTGGAAACACAAGGCAAATACGCAGGTATAATCGGAGTAGGAGGCTTATTGCTGGCTAAGATACCAGAAGAGACCGCGCTTCAAATTGAGGCTTATTACGATAGGCAAACAAAAAATCAAGACGAAGCAATTAATAACGATCTCATGAAGGAACAGCATTCAAGTATGCCGATCAATAGTGAACGGCAAACTCGTGTAACTTTTGGTGGTACAAAGAAATAACTATTCATTTAGTAATTCCTACCCACTGATATAACTTAAACAAAGGAAAAAAAATGGCAAACACAAGTACAGTGGGCTATGGATGCAGACAGACTATGACAGTTGGAAATACTCCAGCTACAGGTGGTCAATCTGAGTTCTTAGTTCAAGGCGGAGCAGCTCCTGGAGCTACTGTCGCTATATTTAAAGGTGCTCCCGTTGCAATGCAAACAGCAGCTAATGTCCCTGGTGCTCTTGGATTTATTCAAGATCAAACAGCAGCATTAATGACTGATGGTATTGTTGGTGGTAACACATGGGCACATAATACAGCAAACACAAATAAGAGCTTAGGTGTTTTCAACGGCGCAACATTTGTTGACGTAACTGGAAAACCTTCTTGGGCAAACGCTTTACCAGCAGGACAAACTTCTGCTGTGGATTACAATACAGGTAGTAATAACATTACTGCTTTTGTAAATACTAATCCAGCTCAAGAGTACACAGTAAGAGCAGACGCAGCTTTGACTAATGCAAGTTTCAATACATTGACTAACACTGGCTTCAACTTAAATGATGCTGGAGTAGGTGTAAGTGGTCAATCGGATTGTACATTAGATCTAGCTAATACAACTGGAACTGCAAACTATATGTGGAAAATTGTAAGATCAGCAAATGTTATGGAACAGAATGACTTTTTAGTCGCTGGTGCAGACGTTATTGTTGCTTACAACCCTCAATCTAACGCTTATCAAGCATAACCCAAATAGGAGTATATAAACAATGGCAATATCAAGAGCACAACTAGTTAAAGAACTAGAGCCAGGTCTAAATGCATTATTTGGACTTGAGTACAAACAATACGTAAACGAAGCAGCGGAAATTTTCGATACGGAATCATCAGACAGAGCTTTCGAAGAAGAAGTAATGTTAAGTGGTTTCGCAAATGCAGCAGTTAAACCTGAAGGCCAAGGCATTCAGTTCGACGATGCACAAGAAACATTCACTGCTAGATACACTAACGAGACAATCGCATTAGCGTTTGCAATCACAGAAGAAGCTATCGAAGATAACTTGTATGACAGACTTGCGTCTAGATATACAAAAGCTTTAGCAAGATCTATGGCAAACACTAAACAAGTAAAAGGCG